CAGGCGCTGCGCAAGAATGAGTTCGGTAATTTCGGCAACCCGATCCGCGCCCGTGTCGACAGCGATATTGTCGACTACACCGACGCCTGGAAGCAGGGCATCGGCTCGCAGGCCGCGACCAAGCAGATGCTGGAGCATGTCAACGCGACGCCGCAGCTGCGCGATGCCTTCAACCGCAATGGCGACATCGCCGAACGGGCGCTGGCGAAGATGAGCCGAGATAAAGATTGGGAGGGGCGGTGGGGAACGCCTCGGGTCGACATCCAGAACCTTCGCCAGATTATCGGGGAAGGCCCTGGATGGGTCGATCGGCTTGAGGCCGCCATCAAGGCCGGCGCTATTTTGCCTGCGGTGGCTGCGGCGTTTTTTGCGGCTGGACTGGCCGGGAAGGGTTCTGCGGGTTCGACGGGGCGCGAAGCATCGTGATCGGACCATCGATCATTTTATAGAACGCCAGCTCCTCTTCTTCGGTGAAGGGCGGCTCATGCCAAAAACCGATGCCGTCGTCGCACATTCTCTTGACCATAACGGGTCTCCTTTCACCCGAAACTACCATGTCAGAATAATTACGACAAGGCACAAATGGCCCTGATTGGTCGCGGCGACGCGGCGTCGGAACTACTCTGGCGCAAGCAAGTCCGCGCATCGTTGAAAGTGTGGTGCGAGGCCAATGGATACCAACCGGCGAAGCATCATCGATTACTGATCGAGAAGCTTGAAGCGGTTGCCAGAGGCGAGATCGAGCGGCTCGCGGTGTTCATGCCGCCCGGCAGCGCGAAGTCAACTTACGCAAGCATCCAATTACCGCCCTGGCTGTTAGCGCAATTACCCAAGGCGCAGATCCTGGCGGCGTCGCACACCTCGGAGCTGGCAGAGCGGTGGGGCCGCCGGGTCCGCAACCTGATCGCCGACAACAAGTCGATCCTGCTGCTGAAGCCCACGCTCGACAACCAGGCGGCGGGACGCTGGGCACTGGAGAGTGGCGGCGAATACATGGCGGCGGGCGCCATGATGGGCATCGCCGGTTTCAGAGCATTGTTCGGACTGATCGATGATCCGATCCGATCGCGGCAGGATGCCGACAGCGAGCTGCTGCGCGATCGCCTGTGGGACTGGTATCTCAACGACTTCCGGCCTCGCCTGGTGCCTGGTGCAAGGCAGGTGCTGATCCAGACCAGGTGGCACGAAGATGACCTCGCGGGGCGCTGTCTCAACCATCAGCCCTGGGAAGTGTTGTCTCTCCCGGCGGAAGCCAAGACCAACGATGCGCTCGGGCGATCACCTGGCGAATATCTATGGGACGACGACGGCTATGGCTACGGCACCCAGCTGCAAGGTTTGAAGCAGACCACGCCTCCAAGAATTTGGTCGGCGCTCTATCAGCAAGAGCCGACACCGGATGAGGGCGATTTCTTCAAAGAAGAGTGGCTCAATCCGATCGACATCATGCCGCAGCCGAAATCGCTCAGGGTCTATGGTGGATCTGATTATGCGGTGACGCAGGATGGCGGCGATTACACCGTGCATGCGGTGTTCGGCGTCGACCATATCAACAACCTCTATCTACTCGACGTCTGGCGCGGACAAGCCGCGACCGATGTCTGGATCGAGGCGTTCTGCGACCTGGTTGAAAAGTATCGCCCCTTGGAGTGGGCGGAAGAGGGCGGCCAGATCAAATCAGGCGTCGGACCTTTCCTTGAGAAGCGCATGCGTGAGCGCCGGGTCTACGTCAACCGCACGCCTTTCCCGACCAGGGGCGACAAGGCGGTGCGGGCGCGATCGATCCAGGGCCGCATGGCGCTCGACAAACTCTATTACCCGAAGAACGCGACCTGGGCCGCAGACTGGCTTGCGGAGCTGTTGAACTTCCCGGCTTCCAAGCATGACGACCAGGTCGACGCGATGGGGCTGTGCGGGCAGCTACTGGACAAGATGGTGACGGGCCGGGCGCAACAGCGCGACCCGATGAAATTGCCCGATGACGGCTATGGCTACAACAAGCGCAACAAACTCAAAACCGTGGATGCGATGACCTTATGATCTCGCTCGATGACAAGCTCGACCAGGACTACAGCAAGGACGAGAGCGACACCCATAATCTGGACGTGCGTCGTCGCGAGTTCGAGCAATATGCCGGCGTCAAGGCCAGGGAGATCGATGAACAGCGGCTGAACTGGCGCTATTACCATGTCGACCAGTGGACCCCGGAACAGCTCAAGGTTCTGAAAAAGCGCGGCCAGCCGCTGATCACGTTTGATCGCACCGGGCGAAAGATCGACAGCCTCAACGGCACCATCCGCAGATTGCGCACCGATCCGAAATGCTTTGCCATGGTGCCGAACGGCGAACAGGGCGCGGAGGTCGCCACCCATGTGATCCGCGCCATCTGCGATGCTTCCGACGCCGAAGGCCTGGAGGTCGATTGCTGCATGGACGGCATGGTGCATGGCTTTGCCGTCGATGAGCTGACATTGGTCAAGGGCGACAAGGGTGATCCCGATCTGCGCTTTCAGTACGTCGACCCCAAGACCTTCTTCTATGATCCGCGATCGCTCCGCACCAACTTCTCCGACACCAGGTTTCACGGTGTCTACAAGTGGGTGATGCGCGACGAGCTGGAGATCCTCGGCGAAGAGGTGATGCAAAAGGTCGAGGCGTTTGCTCCCGACGATGGCGGCTATGGCACCGCCTTCGACACCGAACGCGAGGAAGTGTGGGTCGATAGCCGCGGGCGTATCCGCCTGGTCGATCACTGGTACAAGCGCGGCGGCGTCTGGAAATGGTGCCTGCACACGGGCCAGGTGGTGCTGATGGAGGGCGATAGTCCTTTCTTCAATCCCAGGGGACAGTCGATCTCGAAATACAATGCGTTCGCCTGCATGATCGATGTCGACGGCGATCACTACGGCTTTGTCCGACGTTTGCGCGGCCCGCAGGATGCGATGAACCAGCATCGCTCCAAAGCCATCCACCTGATGAACACAAGACAGATCAAGATCAAGGAAGGCACCGTCGATGATATCGAGGTGACGCGCCGGGAAGCCGCGCGAGCCGACGGCACGCTGGTCTATCGCGGCATGAAAGAGGATCTGGAGATCCTGCAGCCCGACCAGGAGTTCATCCAGCAGACCTCCTATTACCAGGATGCCAAGACCGAGATCGACAGCTTTGGCCCCAACCATCAGCTGATCCAGCAATTTGGCCAGAACGTCTCAGGGCGTGCGGCCTCGGCTCTGCAGCAGGCCGGCCTGGCAGAGCTGGGGCCGTTCCTGAAGAATTTTCGGATGTGGAAGCTGTCGCGCTATGAGGCGGCCTGGTGCGCGGCGCAACGCTACTGGACATCTGAGCGCATGCTGCGCGTCAGTGGCGACCAACAGGTCGCGCAGTTCATGCAGATCAACGGCGTTCAACTCGATCAATTCGGTCTGCCGCAGCTGGTCAACATGCTCGGCAATATCGATGTCGAGATCCGGGTCGATGAGGGACCGGACACCGAGACCGTGATGGGCGACGTGTTCGACCTGTTGATGGCGCTGTCGCAGAACAACGTGCCGATCCCGCCGGCTGTGATCATCGAGGCCTCGTCTCTGCCGATTTCGGAGAAGCAGAAGCTGACCACGATGCTCAATCAACCCGATCCGATGAAGCAGCAGGCACAGCAGCTGCAGATCCAGGGCGCGCAAGCCACCATCCAGAAAACCCAGGCCGAAGCCGAGAAGCTGCATGCCGATGCCGGCAAGGCGCAGACCGGCGGCATCCTCAACCTGGCAAAGGCGCAGACCGAAGGCATGCCCGACGGGCCGCCGCAGCCGAAATCGCCGATCGACATTGCCGAACAGCTCGCCAACATCAACGAGACCAACGCCACCGCGCAACACAAGCGCGCCAGCGCCGATGCGCTCGATCACAAGGCGCTGATGTCGCCGTTGCAGCTGCTGGCCGATCACGCCCAGAGGAATGCCGATCGCAGCGTGAGCGATTTCCATTCAAGCGTCGACCATCTGCACAAGAACCAAGATCGCATGATGGAAGATTTCCACCGCTCGAAAGACCGCGAAGCGCAGAAACAGCAGCGCGCCAACCAGGTCGTCTAACCGCCGCCGGGAGCGATATCCCGGCCACGCCTGCCACTGAGCGACATCAGTGGTCACGCCGCCGGGAGCGATATGCCCGGCCACGCCACACTGGTGAGCGACATCACCGGGGAGATCACGACATGACGGATGTTACCCAAGGCGCAGACGCGCCTGACGATGCCGCGTTGTTTCAGGAAGCAACTGGCGACACGTTGGACGCATTTGAGAACCCGAAAGAGCAACCAGGTCAGCCGGCTGACAAGCCGGTCGACAAGCCACCGGAAGAAAAGCCGGCTGAAAAGCCCGCAGAAGAACCGCCAATTCCGGCGGGACGCTTGCGGGAAGAGGCAGAGGCACGGCGACGTGCGGAACGCGAGCGCGATGAATACGCGGCGCGGATTGCAGCGTTAAATCGGCCCCCGCAACAGCAGCAGGAAAAGCCAGACCTGTTCGCGGACCCTGAAAAGTTCGTGATGAGCCTGGTCAAACCCTTGCTCGAACAGCAGGCGCAGGAACGGCAGCTGGAGCGCGAGAACACCTCGATGGAACGGGCCGCAGAGCGGTTCGGTCCAGAGATGGTGGCACAATCGCGTGGTGCGCTCGAACACTTCATGCAGCGTGGGGACCAGCAAGCCTGGGACACCTACAACCGCGCGATGAAGAGCCATGATCCCTACGGCGTGATTGCCGGATGGTTCCATGAGCGTTCGCAGCTCTACCAGTTGCAGCAGGCCGGTGGCATCGAGGCACTTCGCAAAAAGGAGCGCGAAGAGGCTTTGAAAGATCCTGAGTACCTCAAATCGGCTCTCGAATACGCCAGGAAGAACGCGACCACGAACGGCAACTTTGCCAATCGGGCGCCCGTCAATGCCGCGATCCCCAACATCCCATCGCTCGGAAATATCGGAGCGGGAGGCGGGGAACCCAACCCTCAAGAACCTTCTGATGCCGAACTGTTCCGGGCCGCAACGTCAGCCAAGCGGCGC